TTTTCTGTTGGAATATCTGGTAAAGAGTGGGGTGTCTGGGGTGGTGTATACTTAGAAAATGGAGAGTTGTCAAAAGAATTTTCTAGTCATAAAACAAAAAGCGACTGGGGAGCAACTTGGCAATCCCTAACAACGGAGTAGTATGTACACAGATGAAATGAGAAGGGCATTTAGATCATTGCAATGCCCAAAAGGGTTTTCTTTAGAAATAGTTGACAATGATACGTTTATAACCGTTAAAGCAAAAGAGAAAGTATTTATGTCTTTAGAAACGGTTGATCTTAAAAGGCAGGCTGTAGAGTACATGATTCGTGTAAAGAAGGCCCTGGAAGATAATGGGGCAATAGTTCTTTTAGTTAGAGAGGGTGGTAAAGAGTTATGATTGATTTAATTTTGATAACTGTTTTTTCTTTGTCAACTTTAATTCTGTTATTTTTATATGTTATACAAAAAAGAGCCAATAAGGTTATTATTGCAAAAACTTTGGAAACTATGCTTATGCATCAATTAATCGCAGGCTCTAATAAAACAGATAAAGATCAAGCCAACGAAGATTTTTTAAAATTTATTTCAGATTCTCGTGATTGGGCATATCAATATATAGAAGAGGTCCAGGCGGGACTAAAAACATTTATTGATGAAGTAGGGCCACAGATAGAGTATTACGATAAGTATGGTCCTGCTGTTGAAGGCATGGTTTCTCCACATGACTTTGCTTTAAAAAAAATATCTTCAGAATTTAAAGAATTAAAAAAGTTGTTACCAGAAGATTATGATAAGATAGTATAATGCAATTTTATTATTTTGGTGGAGTTTTGGGAGAAAAAGATTCGGTCAAATCTCCTTCGAACCTTAACCAACATCATTTTGATGGTGTAATGTTTACACATGATATACCACAAGGTGACATATTTGTGCAAACAGCAATAGACTTAAAAATAAACGAAAAGATTAAATACTTAATTGCAATAAGGCCATACACTATATCTCCCCAATATCTTGCCATGATTAACGACTCATTAAACAAAATACAAAAAAATAGGGTGCAACTTAATATTATTTCAGGATATACAAAAGATCATGAAAATGATATCAAAGGTATAGTTGGTCCTGTAAACGATCAGTCGGACAAGGTTGAAAAAAGAAAATACTTAGTTGAATTCTTAGAGTCTCTAAATGAAATGAATCAAAATAAAAACCTAAAAGCCCCTTTAGATTTTTTTGTGACTACAACAAATCCGAGAGTTCTTGACGCAGTCAACAAACACAACAATAAAATAATTTTACCATACAGTCTATACAAGAACAACATCTGGTTTAAAAAATTTGACAGACCAATATCAGTTAATAGCAAAGAAATCATGGTAGCAATCACCCCAATAATAAGAGAAACACAGGAAGAACTTGAGTCTTTAAAAAATTATGCACTGAGACCAACCTGGCAAAGTGGTGAGGTGTCGAGGGTGGTCAATGACGCTGAATATTTAACTAAGGAAACTTTTCACGAACTTGTAATAAAGTTACAAAATGATGGTATCAAATATTTATTAATCAATGCTGTACCGCAAGCAGAAAATTCAATAATCATTCCTTTTATTAAAAATTATGTAGAGTCAAAAGAGTATGCGGAGATAAATAAGTCATGAAATTTTATTATTTTGGTGGTACTTTTAATGAAACCGACACACTTGAAGACACATCAACCTTAAACAATCATCACTTTTCTGGTGTCATGTTTACATATGATGCTACACAGGGGGACATGTTTGTAAGAACTGCTAGAAACATGAAGTTAGATGAAAAAATTAAGTATCTGATTGCTATTAGGCCCTACACAATATCTCCTCAATATCTTTATACGATCACTCAGTCTATGAACGAAATTCATAAAGATAGGTTGCAGATTAACATTATCCCAGGATACATAAAGGATCATGAAAGCCATGTTGGTGGTATAGTGGGAGAAGTAAATGACTTATCTTCGTCTGTTGATCGATCAAACTATACAATTAAATTTATTCAAAGTTTAAATGATATATTACAAAATGATCAACTAAAAGATAAGCCAGATGTTTATATATCAACAACAAATAGTTATGTTTTTGATGCGGTAAAAAAGTTTAAAAATAAAATTATTCTTCCATATAGCATTTACAGCCGTGGATTTTGGTCTGATGTTGTCAAAGACCCTTCTCTTAAAATTCCATTTGAAAGAGAAGACACTGAAATAATGCTGGCCATGACACCCATCATTAGAGAAACAAGAGAAGAGTTAGAGTCTTTGGCACAACATGCTATGAGACCAGTTTGGAAAAAGGGAGAAGTTCCAAAGGTTGTAGCAGATGTAGAGTATTTTACACCTGAAAGTTTTGATGAATTTATAAAAATGCTTGAAGAAGATAATATTAATCATCTTTTAATTAATGCTGTGCCAAGATCAGAATCAAAAATTATAATATCTTTTATTAAAAAATATGTGGAGTCAAGGCGATGATAGAATTTAAGTCATATGATCAACTTTCTTTTGAGCCATTGGGTATTTGTAGTGTTATTGCATGCGATGTTGACGGAGAAAAATTGTTTAGCACGGAAACAAAAGTTCTAGATGTCTGTTTAAATCATTATACACAACTACAAAAATCGAGGGAATAAATGAAAGAAATATTACTATCACTATCCGTAGGGCTTACTCTAGGTCTAATTATCCTATCAATAAGCGCAATATCCCCAATTAAGATTCCAATCCCTGCTCCCCCAGTTTTTGCTGGTGTTGCTGGTATAATTGGATTATGGCTTGCTCAACCAGTTTGGACAGCCATATCGAAGTTCATATCCTAGGAGGAATAAAATGAATGAAAAACAAATCAAGGCAGCACTAGCGTCATACGGAAGATCAATTCTTGGAGCAGCAACAGCAATGTATGCTTCTGGAATAACAGATCCACAGACACTAGCATACTCACTACTTGGTGCACTTGTGCCAGTAGTATTAAGAGCAGCCAATCCTGCAGACAAGGCGTTTGGCAGAATGCCATCAGCAGAAGATGTAGATGTTGCAGTTAAGACTGCAAAGGTAGTAAAGAAGACCGCTAAGAAGGCTCCTGCAAAGAAGAAGTCGTCTGGTGGAGGAACTTCTCACAACGTCTTGTAATAAGACTAAATAAGATTTGGCGGTTGTCATTTGACAGCCGTCTTTTCTTATGCTATAATATTTATGCCTGCCCAATAGGGGGGCAAATTAAATTATTCGCTTGAAAGGGGAATAAAATGAAACAAACATGGTCAACACTGGATCTATTTAATGATCCTTTTTTTATTGGCTTCAACAGAGAGTTGAATCGCCTAAACAATGCATACAAAACAAACTCACAATCATATCCACCTTATGATCTTATCAAACTAGATGAGGATACATATAGGATATCTCTTGCGGTTGCTGGTTTTTCTAAAGATGATATTGATGTTTCCGTAGAAAACGGAACATTAATCATTAAAGGAGAAATAGTTGATGAAGCAACAGAGTCAGGCTGTGGCTGCACGATAGCCTCAAATTGTGGCTGTGGTCAAGTTCTTCACAAGGGTATAGCAGGACGAAAGTTCGTAAGATCTTTTGCTCTTGGCGAGTATATGGAAGTGACCTCAGCAGAACTAAAAGATGGCATCTTAAATGTAAATGTCATTAGGGTAGTTCCAGAAGAAAAGAAACCTAAGTCTATTAAAATCAAGTAGTATAATAGATAGTATTCCGTCATGATACATGCAGTTGCTTATAGCAACCTTATTGCTGAGTACGGAGGACCAGGGTCATTACCTGGGGGACCTGAGCAAGTCTATTAAACTGCTCCATTATTATGTTACAATATATATGTCCCCATACAGGACCTTAGAGATGGCTTAGTTACCCATTGATATATACCGTGGCCTTCGTGCCTGAATTGCCTGTATGGGGCTTTTAATGCCCTTAAAAGGCTATATAATGGGTGTATCTATGACAGACAAAGAGTTGTCCGCTTACAATAAGAAACAGTTTAAGCAGAGACTGATAGAAATAAAAGAGGCTGCTGGCTGTGCTGATTGTGGGAATAAGAACCCTATAGTCTTAGATTTTGATCACCTAGGAAATAAAAAATATAATGTCTCAAGAATGGTCCACGATGGAATGTCCTGGAGGGCTATCAAAAAAGAGATCGAAAAGTGTGAAGTGGTTTGTGCCAACTGCCATAGGATAAGAACTCATAATAGGTTCTTAGGTTTTATAAAGTGATATAATAGTTAGATGTTAAAAGAAGGCGACTTTGTTATGGGATCAACCTCTGAGGGGGTTGTACATGGCGTTATAGAGCACATTATGACTGAGGGTGGGATACTTGGCACACCTGGATCAGAATATGCTTTGGTTTCAATGCCACCAGAAAATCCAGCAATGTCTGTTAGAATTTACGAAGAAGAAGACGGTACATGGGAAGCAACTGCTTACAGTATTGGCATGATGTACAAGGATGCAGAGAAAGCAGACATGAACAATCATAGTATGGAAGAAGATAGTGAAGTTGCTATGGCAATGTACGACTCATCAATAGGAAAATCAATTAGCAAGGCATACGAAGGTTGTGGATGCCCAATGTGTAAAGAACTAAATGTAACCTGTGAAGAGTGTCCACAGTGCCAATCAGGAGAAATGAAATCAGATTGTTGTGGTAATGTAAATAAAAAAGCACCATGCTGGGATGGATATGTACAGCGTGGAATGAAGCCAGGAGATAATGGTAAGCCAGTACCTAATTGTGTACCTGCTGCAAAAGCAGACGATCTTTGGGAAGATGATGACACTGTTGAATATGATACAGACTCTGTGTCTAAGGCAGAAGGTTATTCGCCACCTGCAGGAGCAAGGGCTGCTGCTCGTAAAGCAATTAAATTTAAAGAAGATGGTAAAGCAAAGGGTGCAGGAACTTCAGTTGGCTGGACTCGTGCAGGGCAGTTAGCAAGAGGAGAAACCCTATCTCTTAGTACTGTTAAGAGAATGTACTCATACTTCTCACGACATGAAGTAGACAAGAAGGGTAAAGACTGGGGCAACTCAGCAAACCCATCTAATGGGTATATCATGTGGTTAGCATGGGGTGGAGATGCAGGCTTCTCATGGTCAAGAGGAATTGTTAATCGTGAAAAAGATAAGGCATTGTTTGCTGACTTTGGTAAAGATTATACTAAGGTACAAAGAGAAACACACACGATCTAATGGGAAATAGAAAAGCATCTGGTAAGTTTAGGACAAAGCATCCATTTAATCCTGTTCAGATTAAGGACGGAATGATTGTTCGTTTAAGAAAAGACGGTACTGTAAAAGCAGTGCTTGGTAAGTACGGCGAGTATAAGAAAAAT